CGGCACAGCCGCCGCAGCCGCAACTGGACCCCAGAACCCGTGCGTGGCTTGAAGCCAATCCCTGGTTCGGTTCAGGCAACAAGCGGATGACGGCGTACGCGATGGCTCTGCACGAGGAACTCGCCGCAGAGGGTGTGCCTCCCGGAAGCGAAGACTACTTCCGGCGGATCGATGACCAGCTACGCGAGACCTTCCCGAGCGCGTTTCCCTCGGAGAAGAAACCAGCGAAGCAGTCGGTGGTGGCCCCGGCAACGCGCAGCACCGCGCCCAAAAAGATCGTGCTGACGCAATCGGCGGTTTCTCTGGCAAAGAGGCTGGGGCTCACCCCTCAGCAGTACGCACAAGCTGTGGCGGAGCAGATGAGGAAACAAAATGGCTGAACGAACCCCCCGTGAACTGGACACTCGCGCTCGTACCGAGCGTCCGAAGCAGTGGATGCTGCCGGAGCTTCTGCCCTCTCCCAACCCGGAGGAAGGCTACGAATTCCGTTGGATTCGCATCAGTACGCTGGGTCAGAATGACCCGACCAATGTGACCTCGAAGCTCCGCGAGGGCTGGGAGCCCGTCAAGGCATCCGAACACCCCGAGATCATGCACATGGGCAGCAGCAACGCTCGCTTCCCGGACTGCATCGAAGTCGGCGGGCTCATGCTTTGCAAAACCCCCAAGGAGTTTGTCCAACAACGCAACGCTCACTTCCAGAAGATGGCAGACGGGCAGATGCAGTCGGTGGACAATTCGTTCATGCGCGAGAATGATCGTCGGATGCCGCTGTTCAGGGAACGCAGCACCGAGGTGAAGTTCGGACGCGGTGCAGCAAACTAGGAGTTATAAATGTCCTACCCCTCGATTGACAAGCCCTACGGCCTTGTTCCGGTCAATCTGAAGGGCGGTATCCCGTTCGCGGGTTCCACCCGGATGATCCCCATCGGCCAAGGCTACGCCACCAACATCTTCAATGGGGATGTGGTCGGTCTGTCCAACGGCAACGCCATCATCACGCCCTACAACGCGGACACGCAGTCTGCCGCTGCGGCTGGTGACATCGTCGGCGTCTTCCTCGGCTGTGAATACAGCACGGGGGCCGGCCCGATCTACGGCAAGCTGCGTCAGCAGTACTACCCGGCAAGCACCAACGCCCCCAACGCGGTGGCCTACGTGCTGGACGACCCGAACGCCCTGTTCAAGGCAGCGGTGATCGCGCAACCGCAAGGCAGCGCCAACACCCAACTGAACACCGGCACGACCATCGGTTACATGTCGCCGTCGTTCCTCGGCACCAACGCCTTCCTGATCGCTGGCAACGGTGGCTCAACGGCAACCGGCAACTCGCTGGCTGGTGTTTCGGGCGGCAACCCCACGGTGTCTTCGTCGGTGGCTGGCAACATCCGCCAGACGGTCGGCACGGGTGCGGGCACCTCGCCCTGCCTGCGCGTGATCCAACTGGTGCCTGAGACCGCCGTCACGGTGGCTACTGCGCTGTCCTCGTCCCCCTCGGGCGCGACGACCTTCACGGTCCCGTCCACCACGGGCATCGTTCCGGGCATGCAGTGCGTCATCGACGGTATCAGTGGCACCACGGCGGGTTCCCCGGGCAGCAACCTGACGGTCACGGGTGTGGTCACCAGCACCAACACTATCACGGTCAGCGCCAGCGTCACGGCCTCCAGCGGTACCTCGGTCAGCTTCATCGGCTACCCCGAGGTGATCGTCGGCTGGAACTTCGGCTACCACTCGTACCTGATCGCCGCTGGCGTCTAAGGAGTCTGAATCATGGCAATTTCTCGTGCACAGCTCCTCAAGGAGCTTCTCCCTGGACTCAACGCCCTGTTCGGTCTGGAATACAAGCGCTACGGCGAGGAGCACAAGGAGATCTACGAAACGGAGACCTCCGACCGCTCGTTCGAAGAGGAGACCAAGCTCTCCGGCTTCAGCGCCGCCCCGGTGAAGAACGAAGGCCAAGCCATCGCGTATGACAATGCGCAGGAAGCCTGGACCGCTCGTTACAACCACGAGACCATCGCAATGGGCTTCTCCATCACCGAAGAGGCGATGGAAGACAACCTGTACGACAGTCTGTCGGCGCGGTACACCAAGGCTCTGGCCCGGGCGATGTCCTACACCAAGCAGGTGAAGGCGGCGTCCATCCTGAACAACGGCTTCAACGCGGCTTTCACCTTCGGTGACGGTCAGCCGCTGTTCTCGACGGCTCACCCGCTGGTCTCCGGCGGCACCAACAGCAACCGTCCCACGGTGGCCTCGGACCTCAACGAGACCTCCCTGGAGAACGCCGTCATCCAGATCGCTGCGTGGACGGACGAGCGTGGCCTGCTGATCGCCGCCAAGCCCCGGAAGCTGATCGTTCCTCCGGCCCTGATGTTCGTCGCGACGCGCCTGCTGGAGACCAATCTCCGTGTGGGCACGACCGACAACGACATCAACGCGCTGAAGAACAACGGCAGCATCCCCGAGGGCTACACGGTCAACCACTTCTTGACCGACACCAACGCGTGGTTCCTGAAGACCGACGTCCCCAACGGTCTGAAGCACTTCGTGCGTGTGCCCCTGGCGACCTCGATGGACGCGGACTTCGACACCGGCAACTCTCGGTTCAAAGCGCGTGAGCGCTACAGCTTCGGAGCGAGCGACAGCTTGGGCGTGTACGGCTCTCCTGGCGCAAGCTGAGCAAAATCAAGCACTTATGCTTGATCAAGGGCCCCGCAAGGGCCCTTTTTCTTTGTCTGTTGACAGGCGTAGGTTCCGCTGGTACATTACGGTCTTGGCTTTGTAACGAAAGGAACCGTTGTGGCCCAGGTCATCTACAAAATCGTCAATCTTGTAAACGATAAGTTCTATGTCGGGAGCACCATCCATAAGAAAGTGCGCTTTCGTCAGCACCGAAAGTTGCTGCGTAACAACCGGCATCACTGTAAACACCTGCAAGCCGCATGGAATAAGTACGGCGAGGAAAAATTTGACTTTCGTGTTGTTGAAGAAGTGCAAGATTCAGAAAGCCTCGAAGCTGTTGAAGACCGTTGGCTTTTAGAGCACGTTGGTAAAGAGTATTGCTATAACTCTGGGTATTCTGCCAAAGCACCTTGGCGCGGTGCTCCCGCAGAAATAACGCCAAACTTTGGCAAACCCAAGACGGAAGATCAACGACAACAGATCTCCAACACCCTCAAAGCCTTCTACGCAGAAGATTACTTCAACCATCCCCGTGTAGGTAGCGTACACACTGAAGAAACAAAAGAACGTATTCGTCAAGCAAAACTAGCTAATCCGACCGCGTACTGGGAAGGAAAAGCGCGTAGCGAAGAAACAAAAGCCAAAATCGGGAATACACAACGCGGGAAGCCCAAAGCACCCGGACGCAAGGTTTCTGAAGAGGGACGCGCCAAGATCCGCGCCGCTGCCGCTGCGGGGCACTACAGCCATTGGGAGGGTCGCAACCACACCGAAGAGTCCAAGGACAAGATGCGCCGCCCGATCTACGCCATCCTCCCGGATGGAACGCGCCGGGACTTTGTAGGCGTCTCCGCTGCGGGAAGGAGCTGGGTGTCGCCTACCCCATGCTGGTGCGGTCGATGAAGGCTGGAAAGCCGATTGCGAAGGGGCGACTGGCAGGGTGGCTGTTTGCGTACGCAGACCTTGACCAAGGGGGCTGAGTGTGCTAGGCTCGGGCTAGCCCGAGACCAACTTCCCTACCGACCGACTCGGCGGACTTCTCCTCAAGACGGTAGGGGCATCTGAGGAACCATCATGGGATTCGCTTCACATCTCGGCCCCTGGCTGCTGGGCACTGTCAAGAACACGACCGGCACCACGGCGGGCACGATCCGCAACATGGGGGCCACGGTGGTCTCCCAATCCGCCAACGTGGTGTTCGGCACCTTGACGGGCACGGCCTTCGTCCTGCCGGCAGGCGCTCAGGTCACTTCGGTCAACGTGGTGACCACGGCGGTCTTCAGCGCAGCGACGACCTGCAAGCTGAGCATCGGTGGTGTGGACTTCACGACCAACGGCACGGTGACCAACGTCGGCGGTGTGGCCCTGACCGCAAACGCGACGACCCCGGGCGGCTGGCTCAACGTCGGTGCGACCGACGCCATCGTGACCTACACGCTGGCCGGTGCGGGCCTGACCACGGGCGCGGCGACGATCATCATCAGCTACGTGGTGCGTGCTGACGACGGTTCTGCGAACCCGTCGCAGGTCTGACACTGACGCCCCTTCGGGGGCGTCTTTTTATCGGAGTTCCGCATGATGCAAACTGACGTCAGTGCAGGTTCAGTTGGCGCAGCCACGAGCGCGTCAATTACGACCTACCGCACGCGTATCAAAGCCATTGCCATGACATTCACCGCCAGCGCGGGTGCGTTGACGATCACTGACGGCAACGGCGGACCAACACTGTTTTCTTTTACGCCCGCAGCGGCGGCGGCCTCTCTGTACATGCTGCTTCCTGGCGAGGGGATTTTGGCCCAGACAGGCATCTATGCCACCACCGGCACCGGCACAACTGCCACGGTGATGTATGGCTAAGACCCCCGCCTGGACCCGCAAGGAAGGAAAGAACCCCAAAGGGGGTCTCAACGCCAAGGGCCGTGCCAGCTACAACAAAGCCAACCCGGGCAAGCCGGGGCTCAAGGCACCGCAACCGGAAGGAGGTCCCCGTCGTGACTCATTCTGTGCCAGGATGAAAGGCATGAAGGCGAAGCTGACGAGCGAAAAGACGGCAAAAGACCCAAACTCCCGCATCAACAAAAGCCTGCGGGCGTGGAACTGCTAGGCGGAGCCGATAGATGGACGCAACGCTCCTCTGGAACACAATCTTGACGGTCCTTCTTGGGGTCGTAGGTTTTTTTATGGCCTCGAAGTTCAAGGAACTTGATCGTCTCAGCGTGCTTCTAAATAAGACACGCGAGGAAGTTGCCCGGGACCACATCACTCGCTCAGAGTTTCGGCAGGACATGAAGGAACTCATCGAGCGCTTCGACCGCATAGAGGCCAAGATTGACAACCTGAAAGGACGTTCTCATGCCAACTAAGTCCCCCAAGCAAGAGCGCTTCATGCAAGCGGTCAAGAACAACCCGGCCTTCGCCAAGAAGGTTGGCGTCAACAAGGGCACCGCCGAGAAGTTTGTCGGTGCCAAGGCCCACAAGGGCAAGCCCAAGAAGATGGCTATGGGTGGCAAAGCCTGCTGAGGAGACGAGCATGTACACCAAGGAAATGGGTCCGCCCCCGGTCGACATCGACCAAGCCTCCGCGCTGCCCCCGGCCCAGCGCAAGGCCGCTGAGCGCAAAGCTGCTGAGCAGACCAAGAAGGACTACCCGAAGCCCGCGCCCAAGCCTCCGGCGAAGAAGTTCGCCAAGGGCGGAGTCACCCGCGCAGACGGCTGTGCCGTCAAGGGCCACACCAAGGGCAGGATGGTGTGAGATGGCCAGCTTCCGCGAAGCATTCCGCGAAGCCAGGGACGCCGGAGACCGAACCTTCGTCTGGCAAGGCAAGACCTACAGCACCAAGACTGCTGAAGAGCAGGCTCGGGAGATTGGCTCTCGGGCTGCTGCAGGCTCGGGGCGCGGTGCGTCCGCAGGCAGGACGGCCAAAGATGTGGATACCGGTCCACGGCGTGCTGAAGCCCCCAAGCCTCGCATGACGGCGTCGGACATTCCTGGGCTGGTGATGCGTGGGATGAAGGAAGGCGTGGAGCGGGTGCCTTTCGGGCGTGGCGACGCGCCAGCGTTTCTCATGGGTGCAGGCTCGGCCAAGGCGTTCTCAAACGCCGCCAAGGCTGCTGAGGCTGTGCAAGCCGCGAAGCGGGCTGCTGAAGCGGAGAGGATTGCCGCCCGGGTAGACCCGCTGATGAGCACTTCCCGCGCCCGTGGCACGGGGCAGTTCCGCTCTGGATCGCCGTCGATGCGCGAGGCACAGCGCGAAGCCGCTGAAGAGATGGCGCGGGAGCCAGGGCTCAAGCGTGGCGGCAAGGTGAAGACCTACGCCAAGGGCGGCAGTGTCCGGGGTGCCGGGTGCGAGACGCGCACCAAGAAGACGAGGTTCGTCTAGGAGGCCGCGATGCGGACTAGCAGGGGTATGGGGTGCATCAACCCCGCCAAGATGCCCAAGGCGTTTGCCAAGGGCGGCGAGAGCCGCGTCAACGAAGCGGGCAACTACACCAAGCCCGGGATGCGCAAGTCTCTCTTCGAGAAGATCAAGGGGCAGGCTACCCAAGGCACCGCTGCAGGGCAGTGGAGTGCGAGGAAGGCTCAGCTTCTGGCCAAGCAATACAAGGCGAAAGGTGGTGGATATCGTGGCTGAGACGTACATGAAGCGCCCGTCGGCGCTGTCGGAAAATCGCAAAGCGCAGATCCGCGCCGAAGAAAAAGCCGAGCTTGCTGCGGCTGAAAAGGCGCGTAAGCGCCCGCTATCTGCACGCGCAGTGTCGGTGTATCAGGAATTGAATCCTATGACGCCTGCACAAACCAAAAAAGAAGCGCGTGAAAGCGCTGCGCGAGATACCCGAGCGCGAGAGGAGCGATACCAAGCGGCGCGCAAACGGTACGACACGCCTTTTGAACAGCGCAAAGAGTACGTTCGTGACGACACCCCCGCAAAATTGACGAAGGAAGAACTCAAGGGTTTGGCCGATTTTATCAATAGATTTGTGGAGGAGAATTAATGGTAATTCAAAA